CAACCTACCTTGATGGATTGAAACGAGAATGCGTTCTTGCGAATGATGGATTCTGGTACGTCCACACCGTCTATAACCTCAACATTGCAAGCACCTACCGCTCAACCGCGACTTTACCAAACTTTCAAAACGTCCCGAAGCGGAATGAGGAAATGTGGCGACTGGTTCGGAAGAACTACCTGCCGCATCCCGGCCACTGTCTCGTTGAAATTGATTTTAGCACGCTCGAAGTGCGGATCGCCTATTGCTATCACAAAGATCCGGTGATGTACAAATACCTCACCGATAAATCGACTGATATGCACCGCGATATGGCGATGAAGCTGTTCCGAATTGATGAGTGGGATGAGAGTTACAAGAAAACACTACGCGACTCGGCCAAGAACCAGCTAGTCTTTCCTGAGTTCTACGGCTCCGTATATTTCCAGTGTGCCAAGAACATATGGGAGCGGATGAGTCGAGACAAATGGAAAATGGCCGGCGATGATGAATCGACAGTTAAGAGACATTTGAATAAACTCGGCATCAACAAGCTAGGGAAATGCGATCCCGAACACGATGCCGAGAGAGGGACGTTCGAGTATCACGTTCAGCAAGTCGAGAAAGAACTGTGGGATACGTTTTCAACCTACTCTAACTGGAAAGGAGAATGGTATAATCAGTATCAAGATCGCGGCTATTTGAAAATGCTCACGGGGTTTGTCGTCAACCAGAAACTAAGCCGCAACGAAGCGATTAACTATCCCGTGCAAGGTTCGGCCTTTCATTGTCTGCTGTGGTGCCTCATCGAGCTAATGAAATGGATTAGCCGCTACGAAATGAAATCGAAGATTATCGGGCAGGTTCACGACAGCCTCGTGTGCAGCGTCCACCCGAAGGAACTGCAAGACTTCTTGTATCAGGCGAAGTGGATCATGCAGACGGCTTTGCCGCGTGCGTGGAAATGGATTACTATCCCGTTGGAAACGGAGAGCGACGTAGCTCCAGTTGATGCCGACTGGACGCAGCAAGTGCAGTGGATTCTCGATCCCGATGATGGCCTATGGAGACCCAAATGAACAAGAAACTTAAATCATCGCCGTCCTATAAACAGGGATGGAACGACGCCGATATTCTCGTCAAGACGGGCCTGAGCGTATGGGCCTTGTACTCGCTATCGCATGCGTGGGGCTTCCGCCGCAAGTCAAAAGGATCGCACAAAAAGCTATTCAGGTATTGCGAAGGGTTCGGCGACCGCCTGGCGAAACTGGCGAAGGCGAAAGGAATTAAAACCGTTCAGAATGAATGGATGGCCGAAGAGCCAAGTCAAAATGATATAGGGAAGTAGCGATGTCTGTTCAGTGGATTAACGGAATAAAACCTACTGGAGTCGCTGATGAAAGCATCCTCGTTATTGGTCCAGAGGATTTCGATGATGAAGTCCGTTTCAAGAGTATTCTGGACGGCTACACTCTTCGGCTGGAGGCCGTTCGAGTTATTATCAACACCGGGGGCAATTGCGGAGCGTTCCGGCCTAAAGGATTCTCCTACAAGGGAGTCTCAAAATACGCCTACGAATGGGCATCGAAGAACTTCTGGCCGATTGAGTTGCATCAAGTGACATGGTGGAAAGGCAAGCATCATCTGATGAATCAGGAAATTATCCGCAAGCTGATAATCAACGGCAAGCGGCGGGCTCATTGCATCGCTTTCTGGGAAAGAAAGGACCGCGTTACCTCGGAACTGATGGAGATGGCAAGAGAAGTTGTGTCGATTAAAAACTTCAAACTCGTGAGGATTTAATGGAAGAGATTTACAAACGGCACCGCCCCAATTCGCTCAAGGGAATTGTAGGTCAGGAGGACGCCGTTCGTGTAATTCGAAATCGGTTCAAAAAAGGGAAAGTTCCTCACTCGTGGTTGCTCACGGGTGATAGCGGCGTCGGGAAAACGACAATCGCCCGAATCATGGCGGGAATGCTCAGTTGCGACAGTAACGATTTCTTCGAGTACAATGCCGCGGATTTCAACGGCATCGACAGCATCCGAGAGATCAGAAACCGCATGGGGTTCTCGGGACTCAGCAAAAGCAAGACTCGAGTCTACATGATGGATGAGATGCATCAGCTTTCCAAGCCGGCTCAAAATGCGATGCTCAAGATCCTTGAGGATACTCCTAGTCATGTTTACTTTTTCCTTTGTACCTCGGAGCCGCAAAAGGTAATCTCGGCTATCAAGACCCGATGCACACCGCTGAACCTGAGAGCGATTCCCTCGCGGGATATTAAGGACCTCGTGGAGAAGGCGGCGAAAAGATTCAAGGTGAAACTTCGCTCGAAAGAGGTCCTGAGTTGCCTCGTAAACGCCGCCGAAGGATCCGCCCGCCGTGCATTGGTTTTGCTCGAAATGATTCAGGGAGTGAAATCCGAAGAGAACCAGCTATCCATCATTGAGAAGAACGACGCGAAGGCCCCAGCAATAATGATTGCTCGGGCTCTCTACAACAGTAGGACTCGATGGCAAGAGATGGCTAAGATTCTCAAAGATACCGCAACTGAGGACGTTGAGAAGATGCGAGCAATGATCTGTAGCTATATGACTTCTATCTTGCTCAACAAGCAAGATACGAGAGCCGCTACCATCATTGAAGAGTTTTCCCCGAACCTGTACGATGGGAAACGGCCTGAGTTCGTGCTACGATGCTTTAACATAATTTGCCCACCGAAATGAAAATAGCTCGAACTGCAATATACTTATAGAGGGAGGTTCAAGTATGAGTGATCCGACGGTTTTCCTTTACGTTGTTTTCTTCTCGGCGTTGGCCGTGCTAATCATTTATGACATTTACCGATTCATCCGGTACGGCATCCCCGGCACAATTTCGCACTGGATGTACCTGAAAGGAAAAAGTGATCCGCTTTATGCTTTTCTGATCGGGGTGTTTATTGGTGGTCTTGTTATCGGCCTGGGTGTCCATTTTTGGGAGAGTCCCTAATGTACCTTATCCTAGTTACGCAAAGTGATGGGCGATCGGCGTTCGTCGGAGAAAAATCAGACGCTGCCACGATTGATTTAGTTCCCCATTCCAAAATGGGTGAGGCTTTGCGGTTCGATTTCATGACGGATGCCAACATTTTTGCTCTTGAGCGGGGGATTAAAAACTTCAAGATTTACCAATTGATCTGTGCACCTGTCTCTTTGGGGAGGACTAGAAATGAAGGACAAAGCAAACCCACTTGACATTGACATTTTCAATCTTCACGAAGAGGCTAGAAAGCAGTCTCGCTTTTACAAGAAATGGAGCGACCGACACGCCGGGGCCGTCAAGAGAGCAAACGAGGCTAAGTCAGCTTTCGAACTCGTGAAGGCCGACTTATGGCTGAAGATTAGCAAACGGCCGGATAAGTATGGACTAGAGAAAACAACGGAGAAGATGCTCGAAGCCGCCGTAGTCACTCAACCGGCCTATCAAGAAGCGGCTCAGTTAATGCACGATTCCAAACATGAAGCCGACACACTGAAAGGAATGGTCGAAGCTTGCGACAGCAAGAAGCGTATGATCGAACTGGAGGTGCAACTGCACTTCGGTAACTACTTTTCCGAACCTCGCGTAAAAGGAGAACAGCTTGCCAAGTCCGTAAGAAAACCCCTCAAGGGGAAAGGAAGGAAGCGTGAACGCTGAAACCGTGCTACTGGTGACTTTGGGCGTTATGGTAGCAATTGCTTTGATTCCTCCCGTGTCCTACCTTTTCGGCAAATACCTTGCAATTGGAATCACCAGTGCAAGGAACGAAGAGGGCAACAAGAAAGAAGAGTCCCATGAAAAAGAATCGTAAAGAGAAGAAGCGTGGAAAGAGCATGGCGGATCGACGGAAGCGAGAGCATCGGGGAGCCGGCGGCGGCTTTTGCTACACGCCTCCGGAAGTTCCACAGTTCATTCCCGCGAAGGCGGAAGAAGAGTACCGACTCGACATTATCCCGTTCGTCGCGGGCAAAGGAAACCCTTTCGCCGATAAGGGGGATCTCTACTACGAGAGAACTTACTACCAGCACCCGAACATCGGACCTAGCCGGGCGAAGGTGTTTTGTAATCTCGAGATGTACAAAGAGCCCTGCTTCATCTGCGAGTATCGGGCGAAGATGGGCAAGAAGCCAGGGGAAAGGAC